CCTTGGCGGGTTGCGCTTGGACGCTTCTTCACTTCCTATCGAAGAAGCTTTGATTGAAGCTGACGCGAAAGAAGCCCGTGAAGGCATGGCCCTTGATCACTTTTTCTTGAGCCACAAGCGTTATGGCGAACTCAAAAAGGCTCTTGGCTCAAAAGTCCAGTATGTGGACTTGCAAGCCAACGCTAAAATTTCATTCCGTGGAATTTTGGTTGACGGCGCACGCGGCCCGATCAAAGTTGTGCCGGATCAGAATTGCCCGAACAATACTTGCTTTGGTTTGAAGCTGTCGATGTGGAAGCTTTACAGCTTGGGCAAAGCGGTTCGCGTGATCGACACGGACGGTATGGCTCTTCTTCGGCTCGCCTCTTCGGACGGCGTGGAAGCACGTTACGGCATGTATGCGCAGATGGGGTGCCGCGCTCCGGGCGCGAACATTAACATCAAGCTTGCCTAGTTTCTAACTAAAAGCCTGGCTCTGAAATATGGGCTGGGCTTTCTTTTGAAAAAGGAAAATAAAAATGGCAAATCGTTTGTATCAACAGTTTCACCAGTCACTTGATCACGGCGTCGTTTCCATTTACGGATACGTCACTGTGGGCGCGGCTGGGGCTGTGTCCGCTTTTAAGGGGCTTGGTATTTCCAACGTAGTGGAAACCGCGACGGGCGTGTACACGGTGTCGATTGCTGATGCATTCCCGGCTTTCCTGGGTGCCTCCGCGATGGTGGTATTCAACGGGACTTCGGCTGTGGCGGCTGTCACTATGAAACAAGCCCCAACTACGGACCCAGGCCCGCTAAAATCAATTGTGCTTAACACGCTGGACTTTGCCGGCGCAGATGTTGATCCTGATAATGGGGCGCGTATTTATTTCGAGTTTAAAATGCGCAACTCTGGTTACGTTCCTGCTGGCGGGGTGTAAAAATGTTGCTGTTGCCCAATAAGAAAAAAGTCGCCTCCATTATCGTAGCGTCAATGTCTCCAAAAAAGCCCGACTACGTCCAAAAGCTGGGCGAAGAGTCGGACACCGGAGAATATAAACTTCCCGATGGCGACGAAGACGATTCCCAGATGGGACTCAAGACCGTCGCTGAAAGCATCATCAAGGCCGTCAAGGAAGACAAGCCGGAAGATGTTGTAAAGTCTCTGAAGCAGTTCATTTATATGTGCGGCCATTCAGAAGACGAGGAAACCGAAGATGGCGACGATAACGGCGAGTGATTTAAAGCTGCGGGCGCGGCAACGGGCTGACATGGAGAACTCGGAGTTCGTTTCGGACTCCGAGTTGCTCTACTACGTCAACAATTCTTACGCTGAACTTTATGATATCCTCGTGGCGAAGTTCGAAGATTACTACGTCAAAAACCCGCCATACGAATTTACTTTGGCGGGCAATGATTACGCGGCGAATCTTCCCGCTGATTTTTACAAGTTGCGCGGCGTGGACCGTCAAAGTGGGAGTGACTGGTATAATCTTCGCCTTTTTCAATTCGAGCAGCGTAACGACACGGGGCGCGGCGGGGCTTGGGCACTGGCTGAGTCGCTGCGCTACCGGATTTACGGTAACCAGATTATAATTTCGCCAAACGATCAAGCAAGCGGGACTTATAAAATCTGGTACGTTCCAAAGTTCACGCCACTGGTGGCCGACGGGGACACTGTTGACGGCGTTAATGGTTGGGAAGAATACATTGTTGTCGATGCCGCAATTAAGTGCCTGCAAAAAGAAGAATCCTCAACCACGACACTTGAGGGCATGAAGAAAGCCTTGCTTGTCAGAATCAATGCAATGGCAACCAACCGAGATGCGGGCGAGCCAGAGCGCGTGACTGACAAATCTTTGCGTTACGGTATGCGGGATATTTTTGATGGCAGTGGGTGGTAAAAATTGGCGTCAATCAAAATTAAAAAGTTGATTACAGACGACGCTGATTTAATGAGAGTGCAGCAAAACTATATTGAATCGCTGAACGATCTTTTTACATCGGTGACGATTTTAGATGGTATTATTTTAAAAGATATCGTGCTTGTCTCCGCCTCTACAAACAAGGTGGCGCATAAGCTGGGTAGAGCGGTGCGAGGTTTTTTGGTTGTGAAAAAAAGCGGTGTTGCAGATATTTATAATTCGACGGTGCAAAGTTTATCGGATAGTTTTTTGTCTCTTGAAACGTCCGTGAATGTAACCGTTTCACTGTGGGTATTTTAAAATGGCCAACACGCCTTTCATGAACTTAAATTTGCCGACGGTTTCCACAACGCTGGGTCCGGAGTGGGCCAGCCTGATTATCGCAGCCCTGAACCTCATTGACTCTCACGACCATTCGACCAACCACGGCACCGACGTGACGCCCGCTGGGATCACGATTAACGCCGACTTGCCTTTTGGCGGATTCCAAGCTACTGCGCTGAAAACCTCGACCTACAACAGCCAGGCTGCAACGCTGGCCGCTACGTTTCTGGGCTGCGTATACCGGGTGGGATCTGACCTCTATTATAACAACGGCGCGGGTACTCCGATTCAGATCACAAGCGGGGGCGCAATTGCGGCTGTTGGCTCTGGTGTGCTTACGGTGGGGGCTGTTGTTTCGGCTTCCCGCGCCGTGGTTGCTGGTGACGCACAAAAAGTCCTGCCTGTGGACTCAACCAGCGCAGCAATTACCTTGACCCTGCCCGTCGCGTCAACGGGTGGCGGCATAAATTTTGTCGTTAAAGACAAGGTTGGCAACGCAGCGGTGAATAACATAACGATTACTCCAGATGGGTTTGAAACCATTGAGAATGTAAACGCGTCTTATTTGATCGACGCCAATTTCATGTCTGTAAGTTTAATATCGGACGGATCGAGCAATTGGGCGGTGATCTAAATGGCTTTACAAAAGCAGCCGGTGGAACTTCTTTTCGGGCAGGGGATCGACACAAAAAGCGATCCTAAGACTTTGCCCGCCGGTGCTTTGCTGACTCTTGAAAACGGGGTTTTAAAAAAGAAAAGCCGGATTGATAAACGAAATGGCTATACGAAACTTGGCACGTCGCTCATTGATGGGTCTGAGGTTCCAGAGGGCGACAACCTGGCGACGTTTAAAGACGAGCTACTTCTGTATGCAAATCAAAATCTTTACAGCTACAGCAAGGCGACGGACCGCTGGTCTGACAAGGGTGCTTGCGTTTCGGCGGTCGTCACAACCGATCAAGTTGTAAAAAACACTTACGCTCAAACCCAGGTGGACTCCGCCGAACTTGGCGGGGTTGCGGTATTCGCCTATGCGGATTCTAGCGGCGGGATTCGCGCAACAGTTAAGGACAGTGAAACGGGTGCGGTTATTCTCGCGAATGTTTTACTTGACGTGGCCGCGTCGCGTGTCAGAGTTTTGGCGTTTCAAAATTACATCCATGTATTTTATTATAAATTAGTTGGCCTTGTGGGCACGCTGTTTGTTCAGCGCATATCGGTGTCGGCTCCTTCTGTGTTTGGTTCGGCGGTTACTATTTTGACCGATATCAACACCGTCAACCCGCAATATGACGTGCTTTCGTATGCGGATCAGCGCATTTTGATTGCATATAATTTTCAAACCTCAAACGGTGTTCGCCTGCTGTATATCGACGTTGCGGGCGCGGTGTACTCTGCAACTTTCCCGGCAGTCACTCTCGCCACGGGGGCCACTAACCAGGCTGTTGCCGTTGTTTTGGGCGACAAGAACGCTATTTTTGTTTCCTATTACAATGCAACGGACATATTTTCCTCTGTAATTCTTAACGTCGGGTTTACTATTTTACGGGCGGCCTTTCAATTGAACGGGACGGTTGGGCTGGTTGTCAATATCACCGGATTCCCTAAAGCCGACCTGACGGGCGTTGATTTTTTCTATGAAAATAACACAACGGGTGCGACATATAACCGCGTGGTTAGCAAGGCTACGGCTCCATTTGTAGGCTCGGTTTTTGGTGACGCGGTATTCATGCGCAGTGTGGGGCTGGCTTCCAAGGCTTTTGTGGTGGGCGGGCGCGGCTTTGTCGGTGTTGTTCATGACTCCGCCTTTCAAGCTACTTTTTTTGTGGCTCGCGATGACGGCTTAATCGTCGCCAAACAAAAATACGGGGTGGCCGGCGGAGTGACTACGGTTCCGATACTCCCTGCTATTTCTGCTATTTCCGCTACAAAATTTCGTTACGCGATTATCACCAAAGGCGACTTGGTTTCTGAAAACGCAACGCTATACACGATTAACGGCGTTTCGGTTACAGAGGTGGACTTTTCCGCGCAGGGCGTCTTCACAAGCGCAGAGCTGGGAAATAACCTGCTGATATGCGGCGGGGCTTTGCAGAATTATGACGGCCAGGGCGTGACCGAGCATGGTTTTCATTTATTTCCAGAGAATTTTACGGCGACTGTGGGGGCGGCTGGCTCCATGGCTCCCGGTGACTATTATTACATTGTCGTTTATGAATGGACCGACAACCAAGGCCAGTTGCACAGAAGTGCGCCAAGTATACCGTCGGCTGTGGTTACCGTTCCAGGTGGGCCGTCAACTGGATCGGCTGCGCTGGTCATCCCAACGCTCCGCCTGACAAGCAAAAAGGGAACTAGAACGCCTGTTTCCATTGCTGTTTACCGGACAGAGGCCGGCGGGACGATTTACTACCGGGTGACTTCTGTTTCCTCTCCGCTGATTAACAACCCTGCTGTTGATACTGTAACCTCTTTCACTGACACCACGGCCACAATAAACGCGAATGAGTTGCTTTACACGACGGGCGGCGTGCTGGAGAATTTTTCTCCTGGGTCATGCTCAACCATAGCTGTGTTCAAAAACAGGATCTTGCTGGGTGGCCTAGAAAATAAATACGAAGTGATTTACTCAAAGCTAGTCACTTCCGGCCAGCCCGTTGAATTTGCGCAGGAGCTTTCCTTACTTGCCGACGAGAAGGGCGAGCGCGTAACGGCGATCGGTATCCTTGACGAGAAAATGGTCTTTTTCAAAAAAGACAGGTTTTATATTTCCTACGGTGACGGCCCGGACAACACTGGGGCCAACGGTTCATTTGCTCCGCCTGAGTTTGTCTCCGCTGACGTGGGCTGTATCGACGTGCAGTCGATTGCGCAGATACCGGGGGCTATCACCTTCAAATCTGCGAAAGGGATCTACGTCCTTAATTCCGGCTTGCAGGTGGAGTATTTCGGTGCCCCGGTAGAAGATTTCAACGGCGAAACGGTTACCAGTGCCGTTATGAAGGCCGATGTTAATCAGGTGCGATTCACAACGGCTGATAATGTTTGCTTGGTGTACGATTATTTCTTCCGGCAATGGTCCACGTTTACAAATCACAAGGGCAAGGATGCCGTGATCTGGGATCAACGCTACGTTTACGTCAGGGACGACGGGGCGGTACTTATAGAAACGGATGGCGTTTTCAAGGACGACGGCGCACCGTATCACTTAAAGCTGGGAACCGCCTGGCTTTCGCTGGCTGGAATCAACGGCTTTCAGCGGGCTTACAGGTTTGGTTTGCTTGGCGAGTATAAAACGCCGCATTTGCTGAGTGTAAAGGCTGGTTATGATTTTTCGTCAAGTTTGGAAAGCGTAATGATTTTTAATTCTGACGAGGCTTTGGAGATTTCTAATTTTGGCGAAGGCTCTCCGTTTGGTAGCGATTCTCCCTTCGGTGGTGATAATATTAGCTATAGAATTCGCGGTCATTTGCCGCGTCAAAAATGCCAGTCTATCCGTTTTGAAATCGAGGAACTTACAACCAGCGCAAGCGTAGGCACAGGCGAGGCGTTGACTCTTTCAGGAATGACTGTGCTGGTCGGGTTGAAGGCTTCGATTGCAAAACTTAAATCAGCGCAAAGCTTGGGGTGAAAAAATGGGCGGATATCTTGGTTCTATTGGCGGAAAAGTTAAAGCTAGCTACCGAAAAGGTGAAAAGGCAGTTATAGATGCTGCGCCAATTCTTGATGTAAACAAGTGGGGCGGGAAAATTCAGGGCACGTGGGACAGCACTTTTGCTTCGCCTAAGTTTGGTGGCGATGCGGCATTCTCTGCCGATCCATACAAGGCCGAACAAGCGGCGTCGCAGGCAACGCAAAGAGCCATCGAAGAAAAACAAATGATCGGTGGCGAGTATGTTAAAATTCCGGGCCGTACTATTCCAGGTGGCTTCTTCGGCGGCGGATCATTTACCATGCCTGGCCGTACTATTAAAAAGGGCGGTCAATCGTTTCAACAGATGCTTGCCGACCAGATGACGGGCAAGGCTCCCAGTGTGGCTGACGCTCAAATGCGGGCGGCTTTTGATCGGTCCATAGCAGCACAGCAGAGTGCCACGGCGGGGGCGCGTGGTGTCAATCCGGCCCTAGCACAGCGGCTCATAGCACAGCAGGCGGGGGCACAGAGGGCGGAACTTGGCCAACAGTCTGGGATCGCAAGGCTGCAAGAGCAGCAGCAGGCGCAGGCGGGGTTTGCCGTTGAGCTTGCGCGTCAAGATGCTCAAACAAGATTCTTTGAAGGGCAACGCTCTGGGAACTTCCAAGCGATGCAGCAGGCGCAGATGGATCTTGAAAAAATTAAATTCGGTGCGACAACTGCTCGGCGTCAACAAAACGTGGATATTCTTGGCAAGGTTGTAGAGGCGGGTGCCACTATAGCCGCTGGCGCGGCGTAATACTTTTAAGAGGTGACGTTATGGCAATTTGGGGAATGGAAGAGTCCGACAGTTTACTGGGGCGCGGATTGATTACGCAGGGGCAATACGATCGGAATGCGGCCACTGTTGACCCCGCTCCAATGCCTATCGGTTTGATGGACCCAGCCAATTTTGCACCGGCTCCGGTAGTCGATCCCGCTCCGGTTCCAGATGTCGCCCAGCCGATGGCGGCTCCCGCTCCCGCGATGCCGACGGGGTTTGATTTACAAGCCCAAGCAATTGCTGCGGGTGCGGCGGCTGCACAGCAACAGGCGGCGGCGGATCAGTCGGCAATAGATTTTGTTCAAAAAGAGCAAGCAAGAATCGCCCAAGATCGCGCCGCTATCGAAAATGAAAAATTAAAAGCAGCGGAAGCGGTTCAAGCAAAGCACGCCAAATCAGTGCAGGAACTTGCTGACACTAAAATTGACGCTGATAGTTATTGGGAAAAAAAATCAACCGGGGGCAAAATCGGCGTGGGCATTGCCATGTTGTTGGGTGCGTTTGGCTCTGGCAGTGAAAACAAAGCGGCGACAATTATACGCAAGGCGATTGATCAAGATATCGAAGTTCAAAAGGCAAACTTTCAAGCCAAAAAGGGCGTGGCTCAAGAGCAAGAATCTTTGTATGGAAAAATGATGGGAGTTTACAAGGACGAGAAGGCCGCAACAGCGGCTGCGCAGGCCGAGGCATACAATATAGGTG